GACTTGACCCTGACTTACAAGCACGTGACCTACGCCGTACAGCTATCACTGAGATGGCAGAGGCAGGCGTTGATCTCATAGGTATTATGCAGGTGAGTGGACACCAGAACCCCGCCAGTGTTAAGCCTTACCTAGTCAACACATTCAGCGGTGCATCTGCTGCACTAGCTAAACGTAAAGGAATTACTGAATGAATATCAGAGGCTTCCTAGATACACTTAACTTAAAGGATGGAGATTCCCTGCGCCTTGACTGCCCTAGTTGCAGGGGACGTAACACATTCACTTGCTTCAAGGATGGCGGTGAATATGTGTATAACTGTTTCAAGCTAGACTGTAAGCTCAAGGGTGCATACTCTACAGATATGACTGTCGAGGAACTCAAGTTGCGTATGGCTCAACCTAGAAACACTAATGAAAACAAAGAGTTACAGCCGTTAGTTTATCCAGAATATGTAGTGCAACCTACGTCTGATCACGTTTTGTTACAGATGTTTGTAGATCAGTATGACCTGCATCACGAGGGCTTGATGTATGACGTGAAGGACAGACGTGCTGTGTTCCCTATCCACTACAACGGTAGGCTACTGGATGCTGTAGGCCGTGCGCTTGATGGTGCTGTACCTAAATGGTATCGCTACTCAGGGCAGGCTGACTTCTTTACTAAGCGAGTGAACCCTGATGCAGATGTAGCTGTGGTAGTTGAGGATGTGATAAGTGCGATAAAAGTGTCACACTTTGCACCCAGCGCAGTGGGGTTTGCCATACTAGGTACATCACTTAATGTTACAATAATGAAACACTTGGGTGAATTTCGTGAGGTAGTTATAGCGTTAGACAGGGACGCTACACACAAGACCTTGCAATACAAGCGAGAGGTAGAGCTATGGACTGGCCTACCTACAAGAGCATTACTACTTGACGACGACATCAAGTATGGTGTACAAGATGATATAATGAGATTAAAGGAGATGATAAATGATTGAAGTAACATACATAGATCATATGGGTTCAGACTTATCTGTAGTTAACGCAGCACGTGTTAGCTTCGGTAAGAAAAGCGAATGGATGCCACGCATAAACTACGGTGAGGAGCTAGTGTTGAAACCTAAAGACGCTAAGCTGATCAAGTACCTAGCTAAGCATCAGCACAAGTCACCATTTAATCACACGTTTGTTACATTCCACGTCAAGGCACCTATCTTTGTAGCACGTCAGCTTCAGAAGCACGAGTACATGCCGTGGAACGAGATCAGTAGACGCTACGTGGATAATAAACCAGAGTTCTACCAGCCTGAAGAATGGCGTGGACGTAGTGCTGATAAGAAGCAGGGGTCTGATGGTACTGTTAAGAGTAACGCTAACGTACCTTACTTTAATGACACGATGCTAGGTGTATATACACAGCTACTTGATGAAGGTGTAGCACCAGAGCAAGCACGTATGGTACTGCCGCAGTCTATGATGACTGAGTGGTACTGGTCAGGCACACTGTTCGCCTTTGCTAAGATGTCTAGTCTGCGCTTGAAGGAAGACACACAAGAAGAGACACAGTTAGTAGCACAGAAGATTGCTCTGACTATGGCTAAGATATATCCCGTATCGTGGGAAGCATTAATGGAGTACGCATAATGACAGCAGGTGTAATTGGAGTAGAACAAGTAGAAGAGCACGAGGATGGTAGTGCTACTTATGAGTTTCACGTTGACAGTAATTGTTCCAAGCTACTGCAGGAAGAAGGACTGAAGCTAGTCCTGTACTGTGCAGCAGCTAAGCTAGACTTGCAGGTAGTTTATGACTTCATAGAAGATCACATAAGGTATGCGACAGATGAACTAACAGAGTATGAGTTTGGAGCAAACGATGACGAAGCTACCTGAAGGGCGTAAGCCATTACCTAATGAGTGGTTCATTGATAGAGCTAAGATAATGCAACCTGATGAACAAAAGAAAGAAAAGAAATGTATAAGCTGTGGAGGCCCAGCGCATAAAGACGCCTGGTGTAGCTTCTGCTTAGAGGAGGAATAGTTTGCTAGACTTACATTTTATTTATGGTTTGTTAGTTATGTATGGCCTGGGTGCTATACTACTGCTGTACATTACAGATGCAGCTGATGCTGATAGACCTAACGCACACATATGGTTGGCATTAACTTGGCCTTTCATTACAGTGATAACTGTATTAGAAGACTTAGTACTACGAAGTAGAGGAGACTACGACGATGAGTGAGACAGCGTTACTACGTACTCTGTTAGACAAAGAGTTCTACGACAACCACAAAGGCATACGTTGTCCTGATGAGTTGTTCACTAAAGATATGCGTAAGATCAAGCAAGCCTTGGATCAAGCTATGGATGTATATGACAAGTCAGTTAGCCCTGCTGAACTGGAGTCGCTGTTCTTCACAGCTAATCGTACTATGACTACAGCTAACAAGGAGACATACAAGCAGCTGTTCCAGAAGATTGATAACGAGCAGCCTATGCACGAGGAGATTGCTACTGAGGTTATGTCTCGTCTGTTTCAACAGCACGTAGGTGAGAAGGTAGCTAACCTTGGGTTCAAGTATGTGAATGGCGAAGAGAATAACTTGGAGTCGCTGCGTACCTTGCTTGATGATTACAAGGACAACTTCACACCCAACCTCAACATTAAGTTTGAGGACATTGAGCTAGACACTGTACTTCAAGGGATACAGATTGAGAGCCAGTGGAAGATGAACATCCCTAGCTTACGTCAGCGTGTCGAGGGTATCAGTGGTGGTCACCTAGTGATGGTGGGCGCACGTCCTAACACAGGCAAGACTACGTTCCACGCTTCACTGATTGCTGCACCGAATGGCTTTGCACATCAGGGAGCTAAGTGCCTTGTGCTTACCAACGAAGAGAAGTATGTACGTGTAGCTGCACGTTACGTACAGGCATCATCAGGTATGACTATCAAGCAGATCGTAGAGAACAAAGCTCTGGCACTGACACGGTACAACGAAGTCAAGAAGAACGTACAGATGAAGGACAGTACAGGCAAGGATATGAACTGGGTTGAGGCTGTAGTGAAGAGCTATCGTCCTGACATTGTAGTACTTGATATGGGTGACAAGTTTGCTAACCGTACTGGTGACAAGTCAGACATCTACTTGAAGGATGCAGCTATCCACGCACGTAACATCGCTAAGCTGTACGACTGTGCAGTGATCTGGATGTCGCAGCTGAGTGCCGTAGCTGAGGGTGTAGTGCAACCTGATATGTCTATGATGGAGGGCAGTAAGACAGGCAAGGCTGCTGAAGCTGATCTGATGATACTGATCTCTAAGAACAGACAAGTCGAGGGTGTTGACTCAGATGAGGACTTGACACGGTACTTAACTATTGCTAAGAACAAGCTCGACGGTGGGTGGCACGGACGTATCACTTGTGAGTTAGACGGAGACATAGCGCAGTACAGCGCATAAAGAGGAGAGTAGAGTGAGGACAGTACTAGACGTAGAAAACAATACCCAGAAGATTGATGGCAAGATGGTGCTTGATCCTTGGCAACCAGGTAACACTCTTGTACAGGTAGGCACACTCAATGTGGATAACACAGATGAGATGCACATCCTTAACTTCGATCACACTGAGGCTAAAGACACAACAGGTGGTGCTGCATTCGTATTGCAAGCTGTGCTTGACGAGACTACCTTGTTGATTATGCACAATGCACGACACGATATGCCTTGGCTATGGGAGTCAGGCTTCAAGTATGATGGCTTGATATATGACACAATGATTGGCGAGTACCTACTACTGCGTGGGGTCAAGCGAGGGTTGGGTCTGGGTCATTGTGCTGAGGTGCGTGACTTACCATCATACAAACTAGACACACTCAAAGAGTACTACAAGAAAGGCTACAACACAGACGAGATACCTCTGGCTGAACTGACAGAGTACCTCAAGGGTGACTTGAATGTGACACGTGAGTTGTTCCTAGCACAGGAGCACGACTTCTCACAGCCAGAGAGCCAGTCAATGATACGTGTGCGTGACATCAGTATGAAGGTGTGTATGACTCTGTGTCGTATGTATCAGCGTGGCTTCAAGGTAGATCGTAATGCACTAGAGCAGGTACGTGAAGAGTTCGAGCAAGAGAAGGTTGAACTAGAGACACGCATCAACGCTAAGGTACGTGACCTGATGGGTGACACTCCTATCAATATGTCATCACCTGAGCAGAAGTCTCAAGTAATCTACAGCAAGAAGCCACACAACAAGAAGGAATGGGCTGCACTATTCGAGCACGTCAATACCGTTGACGAGTATCGTTCCACAGTCAAGGCTAACTCTACACACGTTATGAAGACTAAGGCGTACACGTGTCCTACGTGCAACGGCTCTGGGCATACGTACAAGATCAAGAAGGATGGCACACGCTACGCTAAGCCTAACAAGTGCAAGGACTGCGAAGCACGTGGCTACAAACTAGAAGACACTAACCAAGTAGCAGGACTAAACTTCTTCCCACCTAACAAGGACTGGGTTAGCGACAGTGGGTTCTCTACATCCAAGGGTAACCTTGATGTGCTTATCGCTACAGCTAGATCAAAAGGTATGCTAGAGGCTGAGGCTTTCCTAGCTGATCTACGTAGGTTGAACGCTATCACTAGTTACCTGAATAATTTTGTGGGTGGTATCAGTTTGTTCACTAAGCCTGACGATCTGTTGCACGTTGATCTATCACAAACTACTGCAGCTACTGGGCGGTTCAGTGGACGTAATCCTAATATGCAGAATATGCCACGAGGCAACACGTTCCCTATCAAGAAGGTATTCGTGTCTCGCTTCGATGGTGGCTACGTGATGGAGGCCGACTTTGCCCAGCTTGAGTTTCGCACGGCTGCGTTTCTTGCACAGGACGAGACTGCAATGCAAGAGATCGCCACAGGGTTCGACGTACACAGCTACACAGCTCAAGTTATCACTGATGCAGGTCAGCCAACTACACGCCAAGAAGCCAAGGAGCACACCTTTGCTCCACTCTTCGGCGCTACTGGTTACGGTAGACCCAAGGCTGTAGCAGCTTATTACGAACACTTCACAGAGAAGTACAAAGGCGTAGCTAAGTGGCACAAGAAGCTAGCCAAGGAAGCAGTTAACCTCTTGAAGATTACTAACGTCAGTGGTAGGCAGTATGCATTCCCTGATTGTAAGCGTAGAGAGAATGGCAGTGTGAGCCATATGACCAACATCAAGAACTACCCAGTGCAAGGCTTTGCTACTGGTGATGTGGTCCCAGTTGTACTGATGGAGATTGAGGAGAGGCTCAAGGGTTTGCAGTCCTGCTTAGTCAACACAGTGCACGACTCAGCTGTAATAGATATCCACCCAGACGAGAAGGAGTACGTCATTGCTATGATAAACACACTGAACGACGATCTTAACACTATCATCGAAGAAGCCTACGGAGTAGAGATGAATGTGCCTCTATTATTAGAAGCAAAAATCGGTCCGAATTGGCTTGACACAAAGGATGTTTAGTGCTATAACTACGACTCTTTGAAACTGTGTAAATGTGAAAGGATACACAATGAGTAACAATCAAATCGCACTGGCTACAGAAGGTAAATCATTGGCAGAGATGATGGGCCTGGCTGAGAACTCAAGTGGTAAGCGTTCAATGCTACCACGGTTCAGTCAAATCCATTCGCCTATCAAGGGTGAGATCGAAGTCAACGGTAAGACAGTTAAAGTCGATGCCATCCCAGCTGGTGCATACAAGCTAACACAATCAGACGACAAGATCGTGTACGCTACTGAACCAAAGGTTCGCATCTTCGCCCAGCGCCAGCAGTGGACACGTTGGGATTCACAAGCTAACGAGATGATCAAGACTGTTCTCGTTAACAACTTGAATGGTGACCTGAAGGATAACACAGGTGGCTTCAATGCAGGCCGACCATCTGGCTATGTCGAAGACTTTAAGTCTCTACCTAAAGAGACACAGCAACTTATGCGTGACACTAAGCGCACTAAGGTAGTCTTCGGTACTGTAGTTATGCAAGGTGCTATGGACGAGCAGGGTAATCCTATTGATGACCCATCTATCACAGGACAAGAGATTCCCTTTGTGTTGGATGTGAAGAGCCGTGGTTCTATCAAGGCTATTGATGATGCACTCAAGAAGATTGAACGTAAGAATGCATTGCCTTTGCAGTACTACCTTACACTAGGTGCAGAGCTACACAATATGCCTAATGGTAGTGAGTACGCTACATTCACGCTTGACCTCGAAGACAAGCACGAGCTAGACGAGTCAGACAAAGACATCTTGGATAGCTTTATGGATTGGATCGCAGGGATGAATGGTTACATCAATGACCAACACGAAGAGCGTAGCGGTGGCACTATGTCAGCTAAAGCTGAAGCTGTTATCAATGACATCGTAGAGGTTGAGGTAGCTGCAGAATGAACCACACAGCTGAGCTAGCACTACACACATTCCTACAGAAAGCACTTGCAGGTGAGACTACAGTTGATGAAGCTGTGATCGAACAGGTAGGTAAAGACGTAGCGGATGCTGTACGTAAGCAGTTCAGCAGCGGTCCACGTGACAAGTTTAAACTACGGATGTCCAACCTTGGGCGTCCGACTTGTCAGTTGTGGTTTGAGAAGAATGATCCTGAAGATAAGACACCCTTGCCTCCACACTTCCTAGTCAATATGATGCTAGGCGATATTGTAGAGGCGATGTTCAAAGGATTACTTCGTGCTGCTGATGTAGAGTTTACGGATAACGAGAAGGTTGTACTCACTCTGTCTGACGGTACAGAGATACAAGGTGAGTACGATATGGTTCTTGATGGTAAGGTGGATGACGTTAAGTCTGCATCTCCTTGGTCATACAAGAATAAGTTCAAAGACTTTGAAACACTAGCGCAAGGCGATAGCTTTGGTTATGTAAGTCAGCTTGTAGGTTACGCTACAGCAGCCGACAAAGATGTTGGCGGTTGGTGGGTAGTCAACAAAGCTAATGGGGAGTTCAAGTATGTTGACGCTGGTAATGTTAACGTTGATGAGCAACTACAGAAGATTGAAAAGACGGTAGACTACATACAGTCTGATCAACCATTCGAGCGTTGCTTTGATGCAGTACCTGAAACGTACCGTAAGAAAGCGTCAGGTAATCTTGTGCTTAACTCTGCGTGTAAGTTCTGTTCATACAAACATAAGTGTTGGCCTAATATGAAGACTGAGCCATCACGTGTATCACAGGCTGCAGAGAAACCTATGGTAGACTATGTGTTTATAGGAGATGAACTTGCCAGCGAAGAGACATAACCCTCGCAGGTATCGTAGTGGTCTGGAGAAAGTTGTAGCTAAATTCCTGAAGGACAAACAAAAGAGGTTGAGATATGAAGACCTCAAGATTGACTGGAAGGACTTACGCTATAGAACTTACACTCCAGACTTCGTACTAGATAACGGTATCATAATCGAAACGAAAGGCATCTTTGATAGTGAAGACAGGCGCAAGCACATAGCAGTACGAGAACAACACCCTGAGTTAGACATCAGGTTTGTATTCAGTAACGCTAACGCTAAGCTATACAAGGGAGCCAAGAGTACGTATGCAGTCTGGTGTAAGAAGCACGACTTCAAGTATGCACACAGAGTAATACCTGAAGAGTGGTTAGCAGAAGAAGGTGAGCCACTTAGAACTACACACATTAAACTAGAGGTAGAGAAAGATGAGTGAGATAGACAAGAACGAGATAGCTGTAGTGATGCGTCCTACAGGTCTAGTCGAAGGAGAGTACACTACAATATCTGTGGGGCTTATGGTTCACGAGGATTGTGTACTAGATGATGATACCTACGGCAGACTATTCAATGCAGCTAGCTTGATGGCTAGTCTGTTTGATCTAATGGAGGAGCACCCACAGCTTATGCGTATGGCAGTACAGAGGCGTGATGAGATAGCTCAGACTGACTTCTTAGAGACTACAGAGTTAACACCCTTTACTAAAACATATGGGAGTGCCTAATGAACAAACGGTTCAGTGTGACATTTGTTCTTGAAGTAGATGAGGATAACAACATACTATCCTCTGTTGAAGAAGCGCACGTCGATGACGTGTTCGATTTAGTTAAAGACTTATTCTATGATGTAGATGATGTCGAAGTAGAAAACATAATTGTTAAGGAGAGACAATGAGTACGTTAAGTGATGGCGACTTAGAAGCCTGGGAATATTACAGTGAAACCTACAGCAAGAAAGAGATGGGATTAAATGCATACCAAAAGGCAGCAGCCAAGACAGCCATTTACAAAGCCGAGCATTCTATTCTGTATCCTGCGCTGGGCTTGGCAGGTGAAGCAGGGGAAGTCGCCAACAAAGTAAAGAAGATGCTGCGTGATGGTAACTTTGATCGTCAAGCTATTGCAGCAGAAGTAGGTGACGTGTTGTGGTACATTGCTGCACTATCACGAGACTTAAACTTAGATATGCACGACCTTGCTATGAAGAACTTAGAGAAGCTGTACGGACGCAAGGCACGAGGGACACTACAAGGATCAGGGGATAAAAGATAATGGGATCAAACTTTTTACCAACAGACTACCAGTCATTCATTCACAAGTCACGCTACGCTAAGTACTTCGATGGTTACGGACGTGAGTCGTGGGACGATACAGTAGCTCGTTACGCTACAAATGTAATCAGTGATAAGGTAGATGCAGAGACACGCTTCGAGATTGAGCAAGCTATCCTTGGCTTAGAGATTATGCCATCTATGAGAGCTATGATGACAGCAGGCCCAGCGCTTGATCGTGACAACACAGCAGGATACAACTGTTCATATCTACCCGTAGATGACCCTAAGAGCTTCGACGAAGCGATGTACATCCTCCTCTGCGGTACTGGAGTCGGCTTCTCTGTTGAACGTCAGTACATATCTAAGCTTCCCGAAGTGCCTGTCCTCTATGACAGTGACACTACCGTTGTCGTTAAAGATAGTAAGGAAGGGTGGGCTAAGGCTTTCCGTCAAGTGTTGGCACTCCTATGGGCTGGTGAGATTCCTAAGTGGGACATATCAAAGGTACGCCCTGCAGGTGCTCGACTAAAGACATTTGGTGGACGAGCCAGTGGCCCAGCGCCTTTAGTTGAACTGTTTAACTTTGCTGTGTCTACCTTCAAGAACGCACAAGGACGTAAGCTATCCTCTATTGAGTGTCACGATCTAATGTGTTTCATTGGGCAGATCGTAGTAGTCGGGGGAGTGAGGCGTTCAGCTATGATCTCTTTGTCTAACCTAAGTGATGACCGTATGCGTCACGCTAAGTCAGGACAGTGGTGGGAGACTGCAGCGCACCGTGCACTAGCGAATAACTCTGTGTCTTACACTGAGAAGCCTGACGTAGAAACGTTTATGCGTGAGTGGACTGCATTAGTAGAAAGTAAATCAGGTGAGCGTGGAGTATTCAATCGTGAAGCATCTAAGAAGCAAGCTGCTAAATATAACCGAAGGGATAGCGATTGGGACTTTGGTACTAATCCGTGCAGTGAGATCATTTTGCGCCCTTATCAGTTCTGCAACCTTACAGAGTGCGTTGTCCGTGCTACGGATAGTATTGATGATCTTATTCGCAAGGTACGATTGGCTACCATCCTCGGCACCATCCAGTCAACCTTCACAAAGTTCCCCTACCTACGCAAAGTCTGGCAGAAGAACACAGAAGAAGAACGACTGCTAGGCGTAAGCTTAACAGGGATTATGGATAACCCTCTACTAACTACACAGAATGCAGGACTAGATGAAACTCTTAATCACTTGCGTCAAGTGGCTGTTGATACTAACGCTGAGTGGTCTGCTAAACTTGGTATTCCTGTATCTGCTAGTATCACGTGCGTTAAGCCAAGCGGCACAGTCTCTCAGCTTGTGGATTCAGCATCTGGAATACACGCTCGGCATTCACGGTTTTACGTTAGGACTGTACGAGGCGACAACAAAGACCCTCTCACACAGTTTATGAAGGACCAGGGTATACCTAACGAGCCTTGCGTATTCAAGGGTGACACTACTACAGTGTTCAGCTTCCCTCAGAAGTCACCCGACAATGCTGTAACACGTAACGATATGTCAGCTATTGAACAGCTAGAGATGTGGCTAACGTATCAGCGTAACTGGTGTGAGCATAAACCATCGGTGACTATCTCAGTCCGTGAATCTGAATGGCTAGACGTGGGTGCGTTTGTCTACAAGCACTTCGACGAGATGTCAGGTGTGTCATTTTTGCCACACTCAGATCATACTTATCAGCAAGCTCCATATCAGGATTGCACTCAGGAAGAATATGAGGCATTACTTAAAGAGATGCCAGAGCGTATCGACTGGGCTAAGCTGTCTGAGTACGAACAGGAAGACAACACTGTAGCGATGCAGACTATGGCTTGCTCAGGTGACTCTTGCGAAATCGTAGACCTAACATAGGGTCTACACCATCGCCCTGCGTAAAGGTCTGTCGTATACGTGATGATGGATACTGCACAGGGTGTATGCGCACAGTAGATGAGATACGTGATTGGATGATAATGTCTGACTACGAGCAACGGAAACTATTGTTTGAACTTAAATGGAGACAAGATGTACACGATCATCAGTCGTAACCAGTGTAACTTTTGTGATCAAGCTAAGGCACTACTAGAAGGAGCCAATAAAGAATACGTCGAGTATAACATACAAGAAGAGACTAGTGCGTGGCTGTTGTACATACTTAAACATTCAAGTATCACAACTGTACCACAAGTGTTTAACGAGAACGGTAGCTACATTGGCGGTTATCGTGAGCTAAAAGATTGGTTGGAATCTAATGCAGCTAGACCTGTTCAAAGAGAACGTACAGAACAAACCTAATACAGCTGAAGGTACAAAGATATGTAAGGACTGTAAAGAAGAGAAGCTTATCACAGAGTTTCGTACTGCTTACTGGGGTAAACAAGGTAATCGTATTTACTGTAACCAGTGCAGTGCTTGCCACAACAAAGCTACTGCTTTAGTTCGTACCTTAAAGAAGCTGCACCCTAAACCTAAAGACGGTAAGTGTCAGGCTTGTGGTGATGTTCCTGATGTGTTACACTTAGATCACGATCACACTACAGGGACGTTCAGGGGGTATGTATGCGAAGGATGTAATCACAGTATGGGTAAGTCTAACGATGACCCTGAGAAGTTAATCAAGCAAGCGGAGTATCTACGTGAACGATCCAGTAAATAAACCAGTGCACTACAACCAGAGTGGTATCGAATGCATTGACGCTATAGAAGCTATGACTGAGAATATGTCAGGCGCTATAGCACCACAGGCAGCTAACGTCCTGAAGTATATGTGGCGATGCGAATACAAGAATGGCTTAGAGGACATCGACAAAGCTATCTGGTATCTCAATCGAATGCGAAAGCGCTGGGTAGAAACACACAAATAGTTGTTGACAGTGTGTATTACTTATGGTAAACTACAC